GCGGCGATCGAGTTCATCGGGCCCTGCAGGTTCGGCGCCTCGGGCGCCGCGGTGCTCGACCCCTGGGGAAACGAGCACCCGGCCGGCGTCCCGCACCCGCAGGCATGGGTGCAGACGGCCGCCGTGTCCAAGGACCAGACGCGCACCACGATGACGATCTTCCCCTGGCTCTTCAGCAAAGCCGCCGTCAAGGAGTACGGCATCGACATCGGCAAGGAGATCATTTACGCCGACCACGGGGCCCGGCGCATCGAGGCGGTGACGAGCTCGCCGCGGGCGCTCGAGGGTGCGCGCTCGACGTTCGTGCTGCGCAACGAGACCCACCACTGGATCTCGACGAACGAGGGTCACGAGATGGACCGCGTGATCGCGCGCAACCTCGCCAAGTCGAAGGACGGCCAGGCTCGCGCGCTCTCGATCACCAACGCCTACGAGCCCGGCGAGGAGTCGGTGGCGCAGCTGGCGCGCGAGGCCTGGGAGAGCGTCGAGGCCGGCCGCGTCGTCGACAGCGGCATGCTCTACGACTCGCTCGAGGCGCCGCCCGAGGCGCGCCTCTGCGCCGAAGACGCGCCGGCGGTGATCGAGGCGGTGAAGGGCGACTCGCACTGGCTCGACACGGAGCGCATCGTCAAGGAGATCCTCGACCCGCGGAACCCGGCGAGCCAGTCGCGGCGCTTCTACTACAACCAGATCGTGGCGACCGAGGACGCCTGGGTGGCGCCGCAGGAGTGGGACGCCCTCGCCGACCGCAAGGTGAAGGTCGACAAGGGCGAGCAGGTCGCGCTCGGCTTCGACGGCTCGCTAACCGACGACCACTCGGCGCTCATGGGCTGCCGTATATCCGATGGATACCTATTCACGCTCGGCGTGTGGGACCCGGCGAGGACCGGCGGTGAGGCTCCGCGCGCGGAAATCGACCGCGCCGTGCGAGCCGCCTTCGAGCACTACGACGTGGTCGCGTTCTTCAGCGACCTGCACCCGTGGGAGAGCTACGTCGATCGCTGGATGCAGGAGCTCGGCGGCAAGCTCTGCGCCTTCGCGACCAGTCGCCACAAGATCGCCTGGGACATGAGAGCGCGCCAAAAGGAGTTCACCCTCGAGGGCGCCGAGCGCACTCACAACGAGATCACCGAGCAGGCGCTCGGGCACGACGGCGACGCGCGCGTGCGGCAGCACGTCCACAACGCCCGCCGCCGGCCGAACGCCTGGGGCGTCTCATTCGGCAAGGAACACCGCGAGAGCAGTCGCAAGGTCGATGCCCTCGCGGCTCTCATCCTGGCGCGCATGGCCAGGCGGTCCTACCTCGCACTGCCCAAGCAGAAACAGCGACGCAAGCGGCAGAAGGCGGCGTTCTTCTAGACGACGGAGGCTGCATGGCGCTCACACAACAGCAAGCCATAGAGCAGGCTCACGTCATGCTCTCATGGCGCAATACCGACGCCAATCGGCTCGAGCGTATCTACGAGTATGTCCATGGCCGCCAGCGGTTCCCATGGCTGCCAGAGGACGCCTCGAGAGAGGTCCGGCGCCTCGCTGAGATGAGCCGCGTCAACGTGCTCGGGCTCGTGATCTCCTCAGTCGCGCAGTCGATGTATGTCGACGGCTATCGAGCCCCGAAGGCTCAGGGCGAAGAGCCAGCCTGGGATATCTGGCAGAAGAACCGGCTCGATGCGCGCCAGGTGGGGGTCCATCGAGCCGGTATCACCTACGACGTCTCCTACGTCACGGTCCTCCCTGGCAATCCGGTAGCCGTAATGCGCGGCGTTTCGCCGCGGAACATGACGGCGGTCTATGGCCAGGACGAGGACTGGCCCATGTGGGCGCTTGAGAAACGCCGCTCGGCAACGAAGGGCGAGACGCTCTTCCGCCTCTTCGACGACGAAATGGTCTATTGGCTCTCAGCTGACCCCGATGGCAAGGTCAAGTTCGTCTCCTCAGAGCTGCATGGGATCGGCGTCGTGCCGGTTGTTCGCTTCGTCGCCAGGGAAGACCTCGACGACGAGCTGAGCAGCGAGATCGAAGATCTCATCCACATCCAGGACCAGATCAACCTCACGACCTTCGGCCTCCTCGTGACCCAGCACTACGGCGCTTTCCCGCAGCGCTTCATCTCAGGCTGGGCAGCGGAGACGACCGCCGAGAAGCTCTCCGCGAAGCAGAACAAGCTCTGGACCTTCGAGGATCCAGAGACGAAGGCCGGCCAACTTCAAGGCGCGGCGCTGAACGGATACATCGACTCGCGCCAGGACTCGCTACGCATCCTCGCCGCGATCAGCCAGACGCCGGCGCATGCGCTCCGCGGCGAGCTCGTCAACCTCTCGGCCGAGGCGCTCGCCGCCGCCGAGCAGGCCGAGCGCCGCAAGATCACCGAGCACCAGACGATGTTCGGCGAGGCGTGGGAACAGGCGCTGGCGCTTGCAGCTCGCGTCGAGGGTATCGAAGCCGACGCCTCGGCCCAGGTGCGCTGGAAGGACACGGAGGCACGCGCCTACGCGGCTACGGTCGACGCCCTCGGCAAGCTCGCACAGATGCTCATGGTCCCCGTCGAGGAGCTCTGGGAGCGCATTCCTGGCGTGACGCAGGCAGACGTCGCGCGCTGGAAGATCGCGGCCCAGCAGGGCGATTCACTCGCCAACCTCGCGAACCTGCTCGAGCGCCAGGCCGGCGGTGGAGCCGAGGTGACGGCCTGACATGGCACGCACCGCCGAAGGACGCGCGCTGACGCGCATGCACACGAAGCGGCAGCTCGTCCTGCGCGCCAAGGTGACGACCGAGGTCATGCGCCTCTACGCCCTCTGGAACCTCAAGGACGAGGCCTCGTTCCTGCGCTTCCAGGACTCCATGGTCGTCATCGCGCAGCTGCGCGCCATCGAATCGGCGACGATCGCCGCGAACTACTACGAGATGTTCCGCGCCGTGGAGTCGCCCGGCGCGGCGACGGCTCGCGTCGCACTCGCGTCTGCGCCGCCGGCGGCGCAGATCCGCGCCTCCGTCTCGGCCACGGCGCGCGCCGGCGTGTTCACCGCCCTGCGCGCCGGCAAGCCCTACGAGGCCGCGATGCGCAACGGCCTCGTCGAGGTCTCGGGCGCGATGAGCCGCCTCGTGCTGCAGGGGGGCCGCGACACGATCCAGCAGGAGGTGCTGCGCGACTCGCAGGCCCTCGGCTGGGCGCGAGTGGCGAGCGCCAACTCCTGCGCCTTCTGCGCCATGCTCGCCAGCCGCGGCCCTGTCTACAAGGAAGAGACCGTCGACTTCGAGGCCCACGACCACTGTACCTGCGGCTCGGAGCCGGTCTATGAGGGCGCTGAGTGGCCTCCCAACAGCAAGGAGTACCAGGACCTCTGGTACGAGAACCACGGCTCCTACAAGGACTTCCGCGCCGCCGTAGAGGGGCGCGCCCAGTGAGGCACGACGCGGACGCCGGCACGGCGTTCGCAGATATGAGAACCCGACACGGGGAGCAGTGACATGCCGCCGGAAGACAAGAAGCAGCCGGGCGAAGAGCCCCAGGACGACCCGCAGCCCAAGGGCGGCGAGGACGACGCCGGCGCCGCCGGCGCTTCCGATTCAGGCGACGAGGTCGCCAAGTGGAAGGCGCTCTCGCGCAAGCACGAGGCCCAGGCCAAGGCGAACGCCGCCGCGGCCAAGCGCCTCGCCGAGATCGAGGACGCCAACAAGACCGAGACGCAGAAGCTCACCGAGGCCAAGGCGGAGGCCGACAAGGCAGCCGCCAAGGCCAACGCTGAGCTCGCACGCCTGCGGGTCGCGATGCGCAAGGGCCTGACAGAGGCCCAGGCAAAGCGCCTCGTGGGCGAGACCGAGGAGGAGCTCGAGGCGGACGCCGACGAGCTGCTCGCCTCCTTCGGTCACAAGGACGCCGGCGGCGACGCCGGCAAGCCGACACGGCCGAAGGAGCGGCTGCGCTCGGGCGCGGCTCCCGACGAGGAGCCCGACGAGACAGACCCGCGCAAGCTCGCGGCGATGGTGCCGCGACTCTAGGAGTAAGGAGCCATGGCCAACACTTTCATCAAGGCGACGAAGGTCGTCAACACCGCTCTCGCCGTGCTCGAGCGCGAGACGGTCCTGCCGAACCTCGTCTGGCGCGACGCGGCCGGCGACTTCCAGGGTGCCTACAGCGACACGATCAGCATCCGCCTGCCGGCCTACGCGACGGCGCAGACCCGCGCCCTGCGCGCCACGGACAAGATCACGATCGACGAGCTGACCGAGACGAAGGTCGACGTGACTCTCGACACCGACGTCTACAAGGGCGTCAAGGTCACCGACGAGAACATGACCCTCGACATCGCCGACTTCGGCGTGCAGGTGCTCGGCCCGATCCTGCGCGCTGTCAAGGCTGGCATCGAGGACGAGCTCGTCGACACGGTCACGGGCGCGAGCTACGCCCTCACGGAGACGTTCTCCGAGGCCGACCCGCTGGGCAGCGTGCTCAAGGCCCGCACGGCGCTGAACAAGTGCTACGCGCCGATGGCCGACCGCGTCTTCGCCTGCGGCGCCGAGATCGAGGAGCTCATTCTCAAGGACCTCGCAAGCCGTGAGAGCGGCGCCGCGTCGGCCGAGAGCGCCCTGCAGGACGCGCTGGTCGCCAAGTACGCGGGCTTCCGCATCGTCTCGGTCCCGGCCTTCGCGCCCGACGAGGCGTACGCCTTCCACAAGACGGCGTTCGTGCTCTCGAGCCGCGCTCCCGTCGTGCCCGACGGTGCGAGCTGGGGCGCGACGCAGTCGTTCAACGGCTTCGCCATCCGGGTGATCAAGGACTACGACCCGGACTACCTTCGCGACCGCGTCATACCCAA